GTTATCCTGACCGTTGGTGCTGTAAACCAAAATGTAATCCATGTGAAAATCCATGCAAGCGACGTAGGCAACGGAGACATAAATCTAAACATCTATTGCAGGACCTTGACTATAATCTTTTTAAACAAAAAAATACCAACGATTTGGTTATGGATGATATATTTAACTCTTGCCATTAACGGCTATATTTTCCTGTCTTTGAAAAAGAATCTATTACAAATATAATGAATATGCCTAAGAAAGAATATAAAATTACTTCCTCCATTACATTGTTAGTTTTTTCGTCTTGTTTTTCTTCTAAGAGATGAATAACGTAATTTAATTTTTGCAACAATATGTCTTGGTTTGAATCCATTATTATATTGCTACTTGGTGAGGTTTGGTATCCGGATTGATAATATTGTTTATTAATATTATTATTTTGGTAATTAGGCAATACAGATTTATAATAATTATCTACTGATTCCTTATTGTTAGCATTATTATTATAGGAATTCATTAATAATTGATCATCATTTGACGACGACATACCTTGGGGAACTTGGGCATTCATAATGCTAAACATTTCAGTATTTTTTTGTTTTAATAAATTGTTTGCTTGTTCCGTAGCAATTGTTTTATTTACACCCGCGGAATCAGGTTTTGGTGGAGGATTAAAATCACCTAAATTATTCTCGTCTTCTTCAATATTTGAGTTGTGAATTTCTTCTAATATTGAATTCACCTTATTCTCATTTTTATTAACCTTCCGAATTGTTTTGTTATGAATTTTTTTTTTACCCATTGTGCTATCATTGCTATCATTACTATAATTATTTTGGTTATCATTCATATCATTATTATTAAATGGGGATGCATATAAAGCGAGGGACATTCTTAAATAAAATTTAGATTATAATTTAAATTATTTACTGAAAATTATATTGTTTCGTAAAATCGAATCTATTAAAATTAGTATAAATAGATTCACATGCATTAATTATTGCTTATTTATATCTTATAAACAATATTTCCTTAAATGATGTGATTCCGTTGGTTAAATCAAAACGCTATGTTGTAAAACACTCAATCGTCAAATTGATTGAATTTTAAAATACAAAAAATTATTATCTATAAATAGTATAAATTAATGCTTGATTTATTTAAGAAAAATAATTTAGCCATAATCTGTTCATTTTTGCTTATAATTTTATTATCACAAACGAATTTTATGGAGTTTTTTTTTGGTAATTTGTTTGGCGCATGTTTGTTGGTAATATTTATCCTTTATATAGGATACAATAATAAGTTAATTGGTGTTGTGTGCGCACTAATAGCATTAATTATATTTAGTTGTTTTTACAATTATAAAGAAACGTTTCAATCAAAAGTCAATAACAAAAATAAGAAACCTGAAATAAATAATAACTTTGAAATGTTGAATGATGAAATTTTATCTGATGATGTAATTGAAAGGGATACAGTTGATGTTGAAGATAAGTCATCTAATTCAAATACACCAACAAATATGAGTGATATGTATAATAACACAGAGGGATTTGATGTTATTGGTAAGGAATCTGTGTTATTGAAAGGAAAACGATCAAATGTGCTTCCATTAACAAAAAGCCAACAAGCTGGTAACATAGATCCATATGAACAAAACGATTTATATACAAATTATTAAATAAATATTGTAGTTAATATATATAAAATATAATTATAATGAATTTTTTCAAAAAATATAATAGTGTAATCAAAAGTTTATTAATTATAATAATTATTTTATTATTAGTATATATATTTTTATTAAATGTACTATTTATTAAAGATATTAAAGAAAACTTGCGTGTGCGCGTGCGCGGGGCAACCAGGACAGTAACAAGGGGTACCACTCGAACCACTGGATCAATTGGGGGAGGAATTAACCAAGGTATTGACACGGTCGGTGGTGGAGTTAGCCAAGGATGGAATGATATAAAGGATGAAACAACAGAAGTTGTAGGTGATGTAACAGGAATCGTTTCTGGTTTTTTAGGTGATGTATTAACTGATATGAAAAATGCCATTAATTCGTTAAGTAGTAAATTTAGTCAAATTAATAATGAAATAAATTATACTCAAACACTGTCTGGGAATTTTGGTACCAACACAAATAATGCCATCAACGATTTACCATTGATTGATACGCCAAAATCCAATACAAGTTTAAATAACATATTTAAAACTCCATCAAAAATTGTTGCAGGTCCAATAAGTGGTGGTATTAATAACCCAATAATGTCGGTTAAACCAGTAGCATCAGGGGTACTGACAGGAGTGACAAAAAGCATTTTTAAAAAAAAATTTTAATCCATTTATAATAATTATTGTTGATATCTTACAATTATTTATTCCTATATAGTATATATATTTATGAATAACAACTATATTTATACAATCCTATTATATACATTGACTCTAATCATATTATTTATCATAATTTATTCATCAAGTTATAAAAAAAAATATTTTGAAGGATTTGATGCTGGGGATATAACTGGAATTAAAAATACTGTAAATACTATTAAAAACACAGCCAATGAATTGCCTAATAGAATTACTAGTATAGGAAATACTATAACAGGTTCTGTGAACTCTATAAAAGATACCATTGATAGTAAAGTAACTAGTGCTAAAAATTCATTACGAAATGAATTTGATAATACTGTCCAGGAAGCAGTCGACACAACTGTATCTCCAATTAACGATGAGATTGACGGAATAACTGGCGATATTACGGATTTATCAAGTGATATTAATGGATTAACTACGAATATCTCTGGTATTTCGAACGATATAACAGAAATTACTAATGACATATCTGGAATTCCAAATTTGATTGATAGTAAGATTAATTCTTTGAAAACCGAAATTTCAAATGAAATAAATGAAAAAGTGTCTTCTGCAACCAATCCCATTAAAAATCAAATCAATGATATTACTGGTGATATAACCGATTTAGGAAGTCAAATAGGAGATGTTCCAGAATTAATTGATGATGCAATTGATGGTGTTGAAGGTTATGCAGAAGAATTGGTGGATGATTTAAAAGAATACGTTAATCGTCAAATTCAACTGGTCAAAGATTTTTCCCAAGGGTTAGTCGATGATTTAAGAGAATTTACCGAAGGAATAGTTTATGAATTGAGACAATTTGTTGAAGAACAAATTGACCAAGTATTAGAACTTATACAGCAAGTAAAAGAATACTCAAAAGGACTAGTAGATGGATTAGTGGAAAGAATAAAAGCATTTGGGAATAACATTGGTACAGTAGTAAATAATGGTATAGTTAATCCTTTCAAAACATTGTTTGAAGCAATTGGCAATGTATTTTTGCAAATATTCAATATATTAATTGAGCTTGGAGAAAAAGTCAAATCTCTTCCAGGATGTATATTTATCTATATATATCAAGGTACCCTTGATGCAATATTTGGAATTATTAATTGGATCTTACCTTCCTTTATAACTAATTTCTTTAAAATGATTTATGCACTGACTTTAAAAATTCCAATTGATTTTATTGCAGAATGGACAGGTTATAATGATTATTATGATAAATGTTATAATTTTGATGTCAAATCAGAGGTGAATTCCATTAAACAAGGATTTAATGAGGCTTCCAATGAATTTAAAGATTCATTCGGTGAAATGAATTTTAATAATATTTTCTAAGCCGAATTTATATTTACGGTTGTTTAGAAGCAATATAATAATTCATTTTCATATATATTTTATTAATTATATATATGAAAACATCTATATTTTATAATTATTTTATATTCCTTCTATCTATTTTTATATTAATTATATTAATTTCCTCATTATTTTTTAAAAATAGTGTGTTGGAAGCATTTAATGCAGGGGATATTAATAATATTACTAATACTGTAAATAGTATAAAATCCACAGCTAATTCAATACCAGGAAAAATTACATCTGTTGATAATAATATCACTAACTCTATAAATAGTATTAAAAGTACAGTTGATAGTAAAGTAAATGCTGCTAAAACATCGTTACAAAATTCTTTCAACAACTCTATCAATAGTACCAAGTCTTCCTTACAAAATACTTTCGACAATTCTATCAATAGTACCAAGACTTCATTGCAAAATACTTTCAACAATTCTATCAATAGTACCAAGTCTTCCTTGCAAAATACTTTCAACAATTCTATCAATAGTACCAAGACTTCATTGCAAAACTCATTTAATTCAGCTTTGAACACGACTAAAAATTCAATAACAAGCTCTTATAATAATTTAATCAACTCGACTGTTGGTCCAATTAATACTGAATTAGATTCCATTACAGGAGACATTGCGGATATGGAAGGAAAAATCACCAACATTGAATCAGATATCACTGATATGAGTGGTGAAATTAATGGTTTGGGTGGAGATATAAGAAATATCAAAGGGACAATCAATAATATTCCAAATACAATTAATGATACTGTCAACAATTCAACTAATCCCTTAAAAGGCTCGATTACAGATATATATGGTGAAATAGATGATATTAATGATAACATAACTGATTTAGGTACAAATGTTAGCGGAATACGAGATTACATAAATCAAGCATCTGGTAACTTTACAGAAATCGGTGAAAATATAAGCGGTTTAAGCGGTGATATAAGCGGGTTAAGCGGAGATATAAGCGGATTAAGTGGAGACATTAGTGGCATTACAGGAAGATTAAATACTTTAACTGGCGAAATAAATGAATACGGTAACGACTTGTCAAATTTAGGTGGAGAATTTAATGAGTTTAAAAATAATGTAAATACTAGAATAAACAATACTAAAAATTCATTAGTGGATGATTTTAATGAAGGGATAAATTCTGCGATAGATCCTATTTATAATGAAATTGATCAAATCACAGGAGATATATCGGGGTTAGGAGGCGACATAAATGGGATAAGAGGCTATTTAAATGATATGACATCAGATATATCTGGGTTAGGAGGCGATATTACATCTTTAAAAGATGACGTTAATAATAGAGTAAATAATGCCAAAAATACATTGAGAAACGAATTTCAAGATGGAATTGATACAGCTGTACAGCCTATTACAACTGAAATTAGTGATATTAAAGGGAACATATCTAATATTGGTGGGGATATATCAAATATGCAAGGTAAAATAAGTGGATTAACTGGGGACTTAGGCGATATTCCAGATTTGATTACTGAATTGAAAACAGAAATTTCAAATGAAATTAATAATAAAATAACAGAAGCAACCAATCCTATTAACGATTCAATTAATGATATGACTGGGGACATAAATGATATTACTGGTGATATTTCTGATTTGGGAGGGGATATTGGTGATGTGGCGGGTCGGGTAGATGAAATACCTGATTTTGTTCGAAAACAAGTAGATGATGTCAAAGATTATACTAATAATTTAGTTGGGGATTTACAAGATTATGTGGATAATCAAATCGAAAATTTAGGGGACCTAATTGAAGAAGTAAAAGAATATTCGGCAGATTTAGTTGGGGATTTAAGAGAGGTTATAGAGGATCAAATTGATAATATAAATGATTCGATTAGTAATGTTAGATCCTATGCGGAAGATTTAGTTGGAAATTTGGAAGATA